CATCAAGTGGTTGGGGTGGTAGAATACTTGGAGCTATGGCATCAAAGAAGAGAATACATTATGTCGGAACAGACCCGAACACAGACAATTGGATAGACGAAATAGATAAGTCAAGATACGAGTATGTCGCGGACTTTTTTAATAAACATGGATTAGAAACAAATCCGTTTTGGGAAGAACCAAAAAATACATACCACTTTTTCTGTTTAGGTTCTGAACATGTTGGTGACCATCCTGACTTTCAACAATACAAAGGTAAGTTGGATATGGTATTTACCTCACCACCCTACTTTGATAGAGAACAATATTCAGACGATGATGAACAATCATTTAAGGCTTATCCTATGTATTCAGATTGGAGAGATAATTTTTTGGAACCAACCTTGACTAATGCTTATCAAAGTTTGAAGAGTGATAGATATATACTGTGGAATATTGCGGATATAAAGCTAAGTGGTGATAATTTTCATCCTTTGGAACAGGACTCTATAGACATCATAAAGAATTTAGGTGGTGAGTATAAAGGTAAATTAAAAATGCTGATGGCGTCTATGATTGGTGTTGACCAAAGTAATGTTAAAAATAAAGTAGATGTTGATGGTAACACGATGAAATTTGAACCAATTTTCATATTTAGGAAACCATGATGAATCACGCCACCTTAGATAATTTAGATGAAATTATGGATGTTTTCAAACAATATGGAGACATTTTTCCTCACATCCGAAAAGATAAAATAGAAACTATGATAGAGTTTCATAATGTAATTTGGGAGAATGAAGTTCTAATTACATATAATCACTATAAGAGAAAACAAGCCGTTGCGATGATGATGGAGAATGATAAAGTAATAAGTGCTTTTCAAGCACAAAAAGGTGATTGTATCTTACATCAGATTGCTGCTAAAAATCAAGGAGATGGTAGTGGTAGGAAAGTGTTTGAAAAATTCATTGATTACAATAAGGGTAGGGATATCGTGTTATCCGTTAGAAGTGAAAATACTAGAGCAATAGATTTTTATAAAAAATACGGATTTCTGAAAGTTAGTGATATTGAATGGGGTAAAACAAAACAAGTCAAGGGAGAGGTTTATTTATTAGAACAAAAACCACTCTTCAGATATAAGGAGAATCAGTTTGTCTAAAGTCGGAGTTATAAAAGAGTTGAATATTCAACCGGCGCTATTTAATTTTGGTGGGGTATTAGATTATTTAGATAATAGTAAGTTTAGTAAGGTTAAGACAAAGTATAGTAAAGGTGATGATTGGACAGCAGTTTCATTGAGAGGATATGGAGAGTCACCTTTAGATATATTAAAACCTAATGTGTTAAAAAGTGGGGTCAACGAACAATCTAAATTACAAGACACAACGTTAATGAGTGAGATGGGTTTCAGTGTAATCAAAGAGGTTTTGAATTTTATTCCTTCGGAATTCGAGAGGGTTAGATTGATGAAAATCAAGGCTAACTCTTCAATTGGTAAACATACGGATAAAATTGATAAAGACTTTGGTTTAGAAGAGGGTAAAATAATTAGAATTCATGTCCCAATTAGAACAAATGACAAAGTAGAATTTTGTTTATGGGATGATGGAGAAAAAACAATAAACTATCTCAAAGAGGGACATTATTATTATGTCGACGTTAGAGCACCCCATGCGGTTACTAACAATAGTGATGTTGATAGAATACATTTAGTCGTTGATACCTATCTAAACAGCGATATATTAGGACTTTTAGGTATTAAAACATTTTGGTAAACAATAAGAGGTTATAATGAAGGAATTAACACCAGAACAAATTGAACATAATTGGAATAAACTAAGAACAATCATAAATGATACTTTTGCTGGAGAGCGACTTGAAGGTTTAAATAAAATGTATGATTATTTCGAGGAGAGGATGGCTTTGGCGCCAGCTAGTGGGAAAGAACATTTTCATAATGCCCATCCCGGTGGTTATGTCGAACATATTTTACACATTGTTGATTTTGCCGAACAACTCTATGATTTGTGGGGAAGAAATGGGGCGACAATAGATGATTTTGATAAAGAGGAATTGGTGTTTGCCGCACTCCATCATGATTTAGGTAAGGTTGGTAATTTATCTGAAGATAACTATATTCATAATGATTCAGATTGGCATAGGAAAAATCAAGGTATGATTTACAAACATAATCCCAAAATTGAGTATATGACTATCACTGATAGAGCCATTTGGTTGTTACAACACTTTGGTGTTCAAATGACGGAAAACGAATTTTTAGGACTACGTTTGGCTGATGGATTGTATGAAGAAGCAAATAAAACTTATTACATGAATTGGAGCAAAGATAATCAACTAAGAACTAACATTGCTTATATTTTACATCAAGCTGATATGATGGCAAGTAAAATAGAATATGATGAATGGGTTAGGGGTGACCATGATGTCAAGGTTGAGGAAAAGGAAAAAGATATAAAAAAGAAAACTGAACAGTCCACTGCTGCAAATCAAGCATTTAAGGAATTATTTGGAGATTGATGCTTGACAAATACATAAAAAATTCGTATATTATATGAATAGGTTATATTATTAAGGATATATAACTTTAATTAAACTAGGAGAATAGTAAAATGCTTAATAGACAAGCAATGGTCATGATGAATGACCAAAAAAAGTTCCCTACACTAACACCACCTAAGATAAAGGGATGTCGTTACTTGGGAAGAATGGTAATCCATGAAAGTGATATTTATGATGGATATTTAGATAACGGAAATCAACCTAGAGTAAATGAAGATGCTGGTGCCAGACAAAATGCCTTTCATCTTTCTTTTCAAAAAGGTATTGATTTCAATAAACTACCACCTATTGTTCAAAAACGAAAAGATGGGAAATTTAACAGAATAGCTGGATACGGAAGGGATTCAGGTCTTCAAAAGTTAGATGGGTATGAGGGTTGGTATGTTTATGATGTTTTTGAATTGGATACACCTAAAGCTGTTGCTTCTTTAAGACTTTGGTCAAATCATTGGACACCTGAAGAATCAAACAGTGACAATGACATTGTTAAAACTTCAGTTGATTTGATTAACGCCAAAGGTTTAAAGAAAGACGAGAGCGAAATTCGTAAATTTATCAGAACTGGTGAACCGTATCTTCACAAAGGTGAAATTACTAAGTTGGTTAATATGGTGATGGCTTTTGTTGGTGGCTCTTCTAAACAAATTATTGTCAAGATTACTTCATTTACACATAAGACTATTTATAGTCGTTTTGTAAGGCAATATTGGGCAGACATACCAACATATGGTTTCGAAGATTGTAGCACGACTAATAAACCTAATATAGTAGCTGGTGTTTGGCAGACAACTATGTCATCAAGTGTTCGTGGTAATAACTCTTATAAAGTAAAGTTGTTTGATGCTCTTGCGAGATACGATAGAGATGGAATAAAGACAGAGTTTCTTCTAAACATAGACAAGGCGTCTAACCTAAAACAGTTACAAGATAGGCGTAAATATTTAATACAAAATATTGACCACTTTCGAAAAACTGTTAATAGAGAAGATATCTGGAGTAAAGCTATTATGTTTCATGGATTCGTGCCACAACACGAAGATGAACCTAAGAAACATCTTATAACTTTAGACAGTTTATAGATTTGTATCTAGATTACTTCAATAAGTTCTTAAATATGAGCCCATACTTGGAGATTCAACCCTCTGAGTGGGCTCATATTAAGAGCACCTTTGAGAAAAATGATGTAAAAGAATCTCTGGCAAAAGTCGCCATGACTTATCCAATGCCAACGATGGAGATGAGCGAAGGAGATTGTCGAAAGGACTTTAATAAGTTAAAGGGAACTTGGGTTTATGATATTTTGAAAGAGGGAGAGTGGTTCGCACGTTCAGAAGATGGATATGATTATCCCTTAGTTTATGAGGGTCAACAGTGGTATTTTGCCAGAAATAATATTGGTAACAAAGCCAGTAACTATTTTCAACAAGAAAATCGTTGGTCAGTAGATGGTTCCGTCTCACCAGGACCAAAAAGAACTTGGGAAAGTGAAAAATTTATGACCACTTTGATGGGTAGTGCGTATTCGCTGAAAATGGATAAAATTGACAGATCTGTGTTGAGAACGATGATTGGGTTACGTAAATATATCTGTGCTCAGTTTAAACCAAATGTTGCTAAAGCCCTATATGATTTATTTAAAGCAAGAAATGTATTAGATTTTTCGATGGGGTGGGGTGATAGGTTAGCTGGTTTTTACGCATCACAAAACACCGAACTCTATGTTGGGGTTGATCCTAGAAGAGAAAATCACCCTATCTATCAAAAACAATCTGATTTTTATGATTCAATGTTGACTATGTTTGAGTCAGATAAAAAAGTAGATTTTTATAGTGAAGCAGCCGAAGATTTTTACTACGATGGTTATGAAAATACTTTTGATATCGTTTTCACATCACCACCATACTTT